AAATCTTTTAGCACCACTCTTGCGACGACGTATCTTAAAAAATTTAAGTTTGCGTTCCCTGCGCTTATTTTCCAAACCACTCTTTGCCTTTTTCATCAGCTCAGCTGCAAAATCTGCGCCGCGCTTTTCCATCGTCTCGGCCCATTTCTCGACATCTCCGGTATCGATCTTTAGTTCAACCATGCAGCACCCGCACGACAAGCACCGACCGATTGCGCCTTCGCTTGATAATGTAAAGCGGCTTTGGTTGATCACTGTTCTCGGCACTTCTACGCATGCGAATGACGCGCGCCCATGCCGAAATATCCCGAGCCGCTGCTTCGACTAATTCTTTCCTGGTATCAAACCTGCAATCGGACATAGTGCATCAACAGATTGTTTAGCATTACAGATACGCCGCTCATCCCACCTGCGAGGCTTTGCTGTTTAAGCAAAAGATTAGGATCAAAATAAACCACGCGTGATTCTTTATGTGATAGAGACCTAACACCGCCCGTAGCCGCGCGCTGTGCCGCCATACGCTCTTCGCGGATCATGATACTAAGCGCTTCTTTTAACGCTGGTGGTGCATCAGTCGGCAGATCATAGCCACCGGTATAAGTCACTACTATCGGCTCAGATTGCGTCGCATATAATTCAATCTTACCAGACTTCAACTCTATTTCGTATCCTGACGGGTCCATTGTCGAACCGCGTGGACATTCGATTGATGCTATATCGGTAAGAGTAGCTATTGGGTAGTGGCTTAAGAAAAGTCGATTGTCGTCAATGCCACGCCAAGTCTCGGTCAATGTTTCTTTGGCAAAGATTCGATTGCACAGTGTCGATATGACATCAGAATATGCCGTAACCAGCATTTGCAGTAATTCGTCTGTCATGCCTGTAGCCATTATCCCGAGTTTCAACTTGATCTCGTCAAGCGTCATCAGATCATAGGTACTTGATGGTGCTGTCACGGTGATGATGATATCAGCCATCAGTGCGTCTCGTCATTGTATTGATCAAACAACTCTCGCAACACCATCGGTTCGCCTTGCGTCCCATCTGACAATACCGGCACCAAAGCATAAGCCTTGCGATCAACGCGATATGATAAAGTAAAAGGTGCACTAGCACCGCGCTCACCGCGCTCGCCCTTATCACCTTTTGGTCCCTGTTGACCGGGTTTCCCCGGCTTACCGGCTGATGCAATCAATTGCCAGTTATCACCTGGACACGCGCCCGGATTGTCACACTTGGCAATAAAGCTGGAACCATTTAGTGCGACAATGTTAAATTGTTTATAATCACCATCATCACGAAATGTACCGGTGATAACAGGCATAACGGCATTGCGGCCATGGTGCGCCAGACAAGACCAATCCTCGTGCGGTGGCGCATGAACTGTATCACATTTGGCCTGATATGTTGAGCCAAGATGAGTAACGATGTCACCATCATAATTGACTTTGCCTTGCGCAAAAGCGCGCACTGGTTTCATCAATCCATCAGAACCACGCGGACCAATGTCACCGCGTTCACCTTGCAAACCGCGTTCACCTTGCAAACCGCGCTCGCCTTGCAAACCGCATTCACCCTGCAAACCGCGTTCACCAGGTAATCCTTGATTGCCCGGTAAACCGGATTCGCCTTGAATGCCGTCTTTACCTATAGGTCCAGATTCTCCGCGCTCACCTTGGATGCCTTGCGAACCTTCTTCGCCCTTTTCACCGCGCTCGCCTTGCGTACCAATTGGACCTTGTTCGCCTTGTTCGCCTTGTTCGCCTTGTTCGCCTTGTTCCCCTTTGTCACCTTTTTCGCCTTTATCACCTTGCTCTCCTTTATCACCTTGCTCTCCTTTATCACCTTTTTCCCCGATCTCGCCTTGTAAACCAACTTGCCCTTGCTCACCGCGTTCACCAATCGGACCAATAGGACCAAGCGGACCTTGTTCGCCATTCCTAATCTCTAAAAGACGCGCACCAAATTTTTCAATCAACTCAACTTGTCTAGTCGCAAAATCACTTCGCAATGCTGCAAAGGCTGCGTCAACTTGCGCCATAAATAATTTACGCTGTTCATCAATCCGATCACGCTCGTCAGCTAAGGCATTCGCCAAAGCCATACGCCATGAATCAAGCAAGTCGTCGGATTCTGACCCGGTCAGCGGCTCTAGACAAACTTCTGGCTTCGCGAGAGACAAGCTCATCTCGGTTACCTTTCTCCGAAGATGGCGAATTATCAGTAGGTGCAGGTGGTGGCGCATTAGGAGCTGGTGCAGGTGGAATCTTGTCCACTGCGCTTAACGGCACCACTTGCTGTTGTACTCGCGGCTCGTCGCCAAATGGAACAGCCTTATAACCTTCCAGTGCGCGTGCTTCGTTGGGCGCAAAAATACCACCTTGCACACCGCGCGCTAATCCTTCTATGCGTTCTTTCATTGACGAACGCAACAACGCCGCGGTATCGAATTCAACATACTCATCAGGTTGTCCTTTAAGCTGGAACAATACGCCAAAGGATTCTTCGACATGATTGAGGCAAAAGCCAAGACCCATGGCAATCCAGCTTTGCATTAACAATTCAGTAGATGAATAAGGTGCACCACCCAATCCTAAGATTTGAAGTGGTACTCTAAACGCCAAGGCGATATGCTCATTCGAAAGCTTAAGCATGTCCGCTGTAGATGCATCCTTGCCAGCAACAGCCCATGGCTGAACCTTAAGGCCTGCCGTCAAAATCGGAGTTCCACCTTGGTTCATGTGTCGTGTTTGATCGTTCCATCGATCACGCAAGGCCTGAGTTTGATCCTTGTCTAACACCAGATCAGTAGATAACACCGCTGACGGTCTAGCCTCATTCATATAGAATTGCATCTGTTGCTTGGCTATTGCTTCAGATACACCTATATCACCGTAGGCCGAAACAATCGGACTCACACCAACTAACGGCATTGGATAACGACGTTGTAGATGCAGCCGAATATGCAGCACGTCGCGCGCTGGCACTACCAAATACTCTTCGTTAAATATTTTGGCTGTTATATCATTACCGCCAAGCCAGTAAAATATTTCCCCGTCAACAGCCAAGCGAGGATATGACATATCTGGATTCATCAAATGAAGTTCAGTGATCTCAAATCGACTGTTGCGTATAGCAAGCGCATAGGTATTGCCATTTAGATAAAGCGAACGCACTGCATTCAGCATAAAATCACTGATCGATTGATAGGTGTTTGGATGCTTAAGGATACGGGCGAGAGCAGAGTTGTCTACCCTGTCTCGCCCGCCTTTGTTGTTCAGTCTCCAATGTCCACCCGGACACATGGCAACAGTTTGTGCGTAAGCAGATACGCAAGCTTCGACCATGGCCGAACACGTCGAAGCATATATCGGATTATAACCCTCCTGCCACCAATTGGTCGCTGCACCATCAGGCAACCAACCTCCGGTAATAGGAAGATAGTAAGGACCGGAGCGAAAATTACCTTCGACTGCCTTTAAGACAGACCTCAAAGTACTGGCGATCAAAGCCCGCATTCTGATTACTCTGCTTTGGTCTTGGTCTCGCGTGTCGAATATGATTGCGGCTTATGCGATGCCGCCTCCATGCTCTTGTTATGCGCGACAACGTTCGGATCAGGGTCACTACCATCGGCTTCGTGCTCAAGTATATGACCGCCAAGCGCCACCACATCATTCTCTTCTTGTGTCGGAGTTGGCTTACCTTTTGATCGTGCAGCATACTCCGCCCGCGACTTATCAGAAATCTTGCGATCCGCCTCGAGTTGCTTCTTGGCGTTATCGGTCATCTCATTTTCGGCAAGTTTTGTCGTCATCTAATTATCTCCTCTTACTTCTTTGATGGTTCCGGCTTTGGCCGTTGCGAAACCCGAGGCAAATCTTGCTCGGGTTCAGGTGGTGGTGGAGTATCGGGATTTTCATACTCACTGCCATCATGTTCCTTGATCATGATATGAACACCCAACATAGCCAAATCATTCTCTTCTTGCGTGGGCGTTGGCTTTGGCATGATCTCCTCCCTTTTATTATTTCTTTTACCAAGAAACGCCAGTGGTATAAGCGACGGTGCCAGCCCGACGCTGTATCCAATTAAGCGGAAGCACCATCCTGAGTGCAAGCGAATCAGTCTGGAACAGCGAACGCTGTGGCGCAGCAACCGTGCTCGGTGACGCAACAAGCTCTGTTGGATTGGTATCTTCCATATGGAGTGTCGCTTGATCCGACATTTCCATTCTCGGCGCATCGCCACCGACCACAACAAAGTCGGCAGCATCCACCAGAATCATCGTCTTTGCCGGAACCGTGGCAGAGTCGATGAACGGGATGGTGGCCAAGCTACCGCCGCGAATCTCATCGCGGAACGGGAAAATGCCGGTATTGGGAGCCGACAACAGCGATGCACGAAGCATGTCAGTTTGATTAACGAGCCACACCAGATTGCGCACGTTGCCATAAGTAGCTGTGCTGATGGCATTAATCAGTGCAACTATATCGCCGACGAGCGCAGTGATACCACCACCCGCCGTAGCTGCCGTTGCGCCCACGCCATTAAGCAGGCCTGCGGGCCTGATTACCGTAGCCGGATTGGCATCGATCAACACGCTATCGACTGCCACGCTGGTGTCTTGCTGGATGGCTTCTCTGAGCAATCCTTCGATCGCCGGAATGGAATGCTCATCCATCTCGCGCGTCCAAGTCGTGATCACAGCCATCTTCTTCGGGGTAAGCGTTTGGCTAGTGAACGCTCCCTGCCTGACCGGGATAGCCAGACCTTCGCCAACAAACGATCCTGCCAAGCTAGGCGTGCGTGAACGGGTCGGAATGACAATCCTACCCGCAGCTCCGAAGCTTAGTGCAAGCCCTCGCGTCGCAATGCGAGTAAGAATAGCCTTGGGCATAAGCAACGGCATCAAAGCCGCGTAAGTCGTTTGCGCGAGTTCTTGCGCCCACCCGCTTACCGTAGTCATCGCCGGAGCAGAAGCCGCGCGAAGCACAATATCAGCCACGATCTTGGTGGCCTCATCCTTATATTCTGGATGCTTCTCGGCAATCTTTGCCCGCGCTGCCTCGAGCGTGCTGCCCGCAGCCTTGGCAAAATACGCCAGCGTACCAGCCTTGACGAACAGCTCAAGCACGTCAATGCCGTCTTTCTTGCGATTCAGAATCACCGCCGGTGCTTCCGGTGATGTTTTTTCTTGCCGCTGAATCACGGTCGTGCTAAGTGCGCGAGAACCTTCCGGTCCGGTGCTCCTGGCCAAAAGCTTTTCGCTGTCGATCAATGTCTCACGTGTCTTTTCGAGTTGAGTAATATCTTCGTTGAGCCTTTTGTTGATTTCGATATCGGCATCGCTGACGTTATCGTTATCCATCTTCTCGACATGCGCTTCGAGAGCTTCGCGCTTGGAGTTGATCTTACCCTCCAAGTCCATGATACGCTGAGCTAGGCTAGACATGAGTCCGCCCTTTCCATTACGATTACTTTTGGCGTGCCCGCCGTTAAACCCGCGACGTTTGATATGATTTCCATTGCCTTTCCCGGCGAAAATCATATCCATAATCTCGGGCGATATATTCAAGCTTTTGGCCACAGCCAATGCGTTCGGATTAGCCGGAACCGCAACAACGCTGCACTCCACTAGCTCGCACTTGGTATAGATCGAACCCCAATCGGTGCCCTCTCTATCTA